TTAATCAGAGGGTTCAGGGTTCAAGTCCCTGGCGGTGTACTGATCGGACACGGCGGCTAACTTAGGTTGGCCGCCGTTTTCGTATAGCGGCCGCGTCAAGTCCCAAGGTTCAACACCAAGAGCCGCCGCAACAGCGTCCAACTCTTCCAACTTCCAAGCGCGTTTACCATTCCACTTTAGCGACACCCCGCCGGAGGTAAGGCCAATTGTGCGCGCCAACTCAAGTTGTGTCACACCTTGCCACGCGGCGAGTGCGCGAATGTTACGAGCGACGACCTCGGCGAAGTTAAACCGAGGAGTTTCAATCGGTTGTGTACTCATACCGAGATAGTAGCACTTTCTTACGCCTTGTTATAAAAGTTGGCATAAATTCAAACCAGCCGACACGCCGAAAGAATAATCTCGGCAATTATTCTTACATCATGTAAGACTATCCGACATGGATGTTTATCAGATCATGCTCAACAGGGCTATTAAGAGATTCATGTCAACGCAGGGTGTCAATGCTGACACTCTCGCTCTTGCGTGTGGCATCACGCGCGGGACTTTCTACGCGAAGTTAGCCGGTAACAGGTACTTCACGGTACTGGAACTCCGCGCGCTTGCCGCTCATGGCGTTCCAGTACCGCCGGTAGATGCTGACCTACGGAGGCGGTCGAAGTGATTGGTAATGACTTCGCTGATCGCGTTCTGCTCATTCGGTTCCGTATGGGCCTTAGGTACGGCTTTTCAATTGCTCAAGCTGTCGAGTTCGCTTTGAGCAAGGCAGAAGTCCCAGCGCAGTTCACGCCTTCACCTGGAGGCCCCTCGGACATGGAAGTTATTAACTTCGTTGTCGCTTGGCGGCCGCGTCGTCATTGGTGGAGGCGATCGAAGTGAGGATTAAACACCTAGTACTCATCATGGCCGCAGTCACGGCCGCGCTTACCTACATCTTCGATGGGTGGGCCGAAATACCTTTCATTTTCGTCACCTTCATTCTTTCCATGTTCTACGGCTTCGGAGCTGGCTATGAGACCGGTCTAGAAGAAGCAACAGCGATCGTGAAGCAGGGAATCACTAGGCGCTTTGGTAAAAGAGGCGGGCGAGCATGAAAGGAAGTGGAGAAATGAGTGTGTCTACGGCGGGGAAAATTCGTTGTCGTGTGGGCAGGATAGGTGACGTTCTTGGCCACATTGAGCAGTCCTTACCAACTCGCGTTCAAGGTGGAGAACTAAGTGAAGTTTATTTCCTAGTTTCTGATGCTCATCAACTCCTCCTTGAAGCGGCTGATGTTCTGGAACGACTTGACAAGGGTGGTTGCTGATGAGCGGTAAGTCTCCAACCGCCTATTGGCCGATGCCGTCCCTCATCCGTTCCCTTTCACGGGCCGGATGGGGGACCCTTGGCGGGCACTCTATGAAGGGCGTGCGCGCGACATTGCGCGCCCTCGTTGACCTCCTCCCGGATAAAACAGGATATGGGACGGCTACGGCATGGCAGCTAGCCCACGCGGCAGGCCAATCTGATAAGTGGACACGCGGGTGTCTCAAAGTCTTGGAGGACATGGGGGTTATCAAGTGGACCCGTGGCGGTATCATTGACGGCCGCCCCGCGCCCTCATTCTTCCAGATCGTGAAGAGCGCGCTAGTCAATCTGATTAAGGCCGCCCGGCACGCATCGGACACGGCCCGGAAAGACCACAAAAAGAAGACCGATGAGCGCATAGCCACGCTCAAACCACACGTAACAATCTTCAACGGTAAGCGTTTTCGCAGGTCAAACCATGCGGAAGTGAGTGCCAACCTCCGCCCACCTTACGGTGGAACATCTTCGAATGTTCCAACCGAAAGAAAGTCAATTGATCTTCACAGGGCAGAAAGCGAGCGCGCGAAGCGCGCGCAAGCCTCCCTCATAGATGAAATGGAGCGCGCCGAACGGCGCGCCGCATCCCTAGACGCACTGGCCGACATCAAAGCCATGCTACGCGGTAAAGGAATGAGGATACCAAGATGAACTCACTAGAGACACGCATGTTACACGCTCGCGGCCGCGCCGCAACACGGCAAGGCCAAAACATATTGACGCAGCACCAAATGATAATCGGAGCGCTAGTGAGCCTTGATAGAACCATGAGAGGCACACTGGAGAGCGTCGAAGTTCAGGCATGTACGGACTTCATCCGTGAACGCCTGGAGGTATGTAACTCAGAACTACAGGACTTGGAGCTATCACTATGAGTAAACGCAATTGGGCAGGAGGAAAGACCGTCGCCCGCACACGCGCAATGCTCATTGACCTCTATGGACTTGAGTGCCACATCTGCCACGGCCTCATTAACCCACAACTCAAGGCACCAGACCCCGGCTCCTACTCCATCGACCATGTACTACCACGAGCACACGGAGGGTCAGACGCACTAGAGAACCTCCGCCCTGCACATCTCGGATGCAACAGCCGCAAAGGAAAGCGAATCAACCAGCCAACCCGCAAGCCATTCAAAGACCCGGCATTTTTTAGAAAATGACACCCGCCCACTCCCGCCCGCCCGAGACCTTTCCCCCCGAAAACACAGGAAAACGGCTAGAAATAGCCAAAAACCAGCCAGAACAAACGAACCCCAGAAAAAAACAGGAAGAAACACGCTCATGTCTACCGCGCTATTCGAAATCGCTCCCCAAGAGCCGTCGAGAGACACCCCCGGCGCAATCGAAAGCGCCGTTATCGAAACGCTAACCGAACTAGCCGCCGCCGGGCGCCTATCCGGCAAGTACAAAGCCATAGGCGAAGCGCTCAAGCACACAGCCAAGGCAATAGACCGTGGTCTTGCACAAGGCAAAGTGTCAGTAGCCACCGCGCAACTTACCAAGCAACTCTACGAGACGCTGGAAAAACTCCCAGAACCGCAAGTCGAAACGGGATCAGCGTTCGACACGCTTGAGGCGACTATCTCCGCGCTCACCTTGGAGGCACTCAGCGCATGACCGCCGCACCGAAGTATGCCACCGCCCGCAACCACGATAACCCCACCCTCGGCGGCGTCGTCGATTACATCTCCCAAGCCGTCCGAGGGAAAAAACTTATGCCATGGCAACGCCTCGTAGCCGACGTTGCTTGCGAACTCGATCCGAACCACCCCGGCGAGTTCCGCTACTCAGACGTGATAGTGTCAGTGCCTAGGCAAGCCGGTAAATCTGACCTACTCGGAGCAATCCACACACACCGCCTTATCGCATACAAGAAACACCTAGCGGTCATGACCGCACAGCGTGGCCGCGACGCTGGCAAGCGGTGGCGCAAAATTGTCGACGATATACCGAACGAAGACCTCGAAAAAAGGTTCAAAGTCAATCGTGGTAAGGGATCTGAAGAGATCCTATATAAGGCCACCGGCTCGCGTCTCTCCCCTTTTGCCCCAGTTGCCAACGCAATCCACGGCGATTCTCTGAACTTCGCAACCATTGACGAGGCCTGGGCATACTCGCAGGTGCAAGGCGCGGACATTGAAGCCGCCGTTAAACCAACCTTCCTAACAGTCCCGAACTCCCAACTATGGATAGTCTCCACCCGTGGGACAGCCAACTCTGCCTACCTCAACGAGAAAATAGCGATCGGCCGCGCCGCAACGAAAGACCCCGGCTCGAAAATCGCCTATTTTGAGTGGAGCGCCGATGAAGAAGCGGCCGACGCCGACCCTTACTCAGACGAGACGCTCGCCTTTCACCCGGCGATTGGACATACGCAAACCGCTCGTAAGATCCGCGAACTTGGCGCGGGAAAAGACTCCGCCTCGCGCTCAGAATGGCGCCGCGCCTACCTCAACCTGCCAACTGAAACCGCTGAAACAGCTTTAGACCTCGCCGTGTGGGACTCTCTTCGGTGGAATTACGACGCCGAAGCGCCAACCGTGCGCGCCCGCCCCGCGCTCCCATACGACATGGTAATAGCTTTCGACGTGGCGCTAGATGGCTCATCGGCCACGATCGCGGCCGCATGGCTCAACGAGGACGACGACCCGGAAACCGCGATCGTGGCCACCGCCCCCGGAACCGGGTGGCTACGCCCCACCCTCCTCGACCTCAAAGCCGCCGGATATAGGGCGATCGTCGCCGACGAGACTGGACCTAACCAAACAATACTCGACGACATTGGCGCCGACCTACAACCCATCATCTACAGATGGGCAGAATACCAGCGCGCTAACCAAACCTTCCTCGACCGATTCAGGGAAGGCACCATCACCCATGATGGGAACGCCGCTATCACGGACGCTATCAAAGGCGCCACATTCAGGACGACACAAAAAGGCCGGGTACTCGACGCCTCCAAATCTGCCGTGGCCGTGGACGCTCTCAAGGCCACCATCATTGCCCAATACGCCGCACGCGAAGCACTCCAAGCCCAAGTAATACAAATATTCTAACCGCACGTTCAAAAATCTAACCGCACGTTCAAAAACGCTAGCCACCTACAAAAAGCGCGGGCATCCTTAACCGCATGAGGGCACTTTCAACACTCGCTAATAGCCTCGGCCTCATCCACCGAGCAACCGCCGATGATCTTTCCGGCGTATCTCTACCTATGAGTAGCGAAAGTGCCCTCATCCCTACCCGCTCCGCCGTATCACACGACCCGCGCTCCCTCGACGCCGTTTATCGCGCTATTGCGATCATTGAAGGCTCAATCCGCCAACTTTCCCTAGACGTATGGCGCGGCGGGGACAAGATCGACCCGCCCTCCATCATCTCTGCACCCTCGCTTTCTATGAGCCGTGGATCGTTCCTTGCCGAAACTGCCTCAAGCCTCGCGCAACGCGGCAACGCCTTTTGGCGCCTCCACCGCGCCCCAAACGGGGATGTACTCAACATCGAAGTGCTAAACCCGCTCGAAGTCGGCGTATATCGCTCACCGAAAACCGGCCGTAACCGCTACGACTACAACGGTCACGACCTGCACTCTCGCGAAGACATTATCCACCTCCGGCTAACGCACACACCCGGCGAAGTGCTCGGCCTTGGACCAATCCAAGCGTGCAACACCCGTGTTAACGGTGCTATTGATATGTCTCGCTACGCCGACAACTGGACATCGATCGGCGGGACGCCGACCGGCATCCTCTCCACAGACCAAACACTCAATGAAGAACAGGCCTCCGCATGGAAGCGCCGCGCCAATGAAACATTGACCTACGGGAACGGCGTCGCCGTATTCGGGCAAGGCCTTAAATTCGAAAGGCTCCTACTCAACCCCGCCGAGATGCAATTCCTTGAAAATCAGGCCGCGAACGTAACCAGCGTCGCCCGCATGTTTGGCATCCCCGCCCGTCTCATGCTCGCCCAGATCGCCGGGTCTTCCATGACGTATGCCAACCTTGAACAAGACGAAATAGTGTTCCTCCGCTACACGCTTATGGCTTACATCCGCGAAATTGAGGACGCCTTCGACCAGCTCACTAAGCGCGGCCAAACAGTACGTTTCAATCTCGATGGTCTCCTGCGAACTGACACGAAGACGCGGTACGAAGCGCACGCAATCGCGATTAACTCAGGCTTCCTCACCGTCGCCGAAGTCCGCGAAATCGAAGGGCTAACCGACCTAGAAAGGGCAACCAATGCACGAACACCGATCAATTAACCTCGAAGCGCTCAATATCCGAGCGGCCGCAGAAGAAGGAAAGGGTTGGGAGTTCGACGCGCTCGCCGTCCCGTGGGATACCCCGGACCAGATCGCGCCCGGCATCATCGAAATCATCCCCCGCGATGCCCTCACTCCGGCCGACGCCGTCAAGCTCCGGTTCGAGCACTCCGAAACGATCGGCCGCGTGACCGAAACGCGCTCCGAAGGTGACGGCCTCTACATCACCGGCCGCATCTCAGACACCGCGCTCGGCCGCGACGTGCGAACGCTCATGCTCGACGGCGCAATCACTGGCCTATCCATCGGGTTCCGACAAACGCAAGACCCCGACCTCGCACACGACGCCGACACCGGCACGACGACTATCACGCAGCGCGGCGGCGAAATCATTGAAGTATCGCTAGTTACGTTTCCCGCCTACTCAGCAACCAATATCCAAGAAATCAGATCCCAAAAGGAGACCCCAACCATGCCCGACAGCACTGCCACGATCGACGCCCTATCGGCCGACCTCGACACCCTCACCCGATCCGTCTCGCTCCTCGCCGACCGGATCGACGCCACCGAACCGTCCGAAACCGTAAATTATCGCTCGTTTGGTGAATATGCTAAGGCCCTCGTATCAGGCGAGGACGTGGCGACACGCCTATTCAACGGCGCTACCACAACCGACGATAAGACCATTCGGCCCGCATGGGTAAACCGCGTCGTGGACAAGATGAAGCGCAAGCAGAGAGTCACGGAGCTATTCACTCACCGCTACGACCTCCCCTCCGACGGCATGACCATCGAATACCCCGAATTTGGCGAAGACACATTAGCGGTAGCCAAGCAGGCCACCGAAGGCGCTTATCTCACCTATGGCAAGATCACGCTCACTACTGGCTCCGCCCCGGTCAACACCTACGGCGGCTACTCGGCCGTATCACGACAGCAGATCGAGCGCGGATCAGCGGTCTACCTCACAACGCTCTTCAACCGTCAGGCTCTCGCCTATGCGCGTGCCGTCGAAGAAGCAACCCGCGCCCTCCTCACCGCCACTATCAAGCAGCAGGGAGAAAAAGCGCTTAAGGCAGGCAAGGAACTCGCCGCAATCACCGTGGACGACCTGATCTCCCTCCTGCTCGACGGCGCTCAGTACTACGACACCACAGACACCACGCTAGATGGAATCGTAACATCTGCTGACGTATTCAAGCGCCTCGCCACGCTCGACGAAAAGCCGAAAGCCCTCAAGTTTGCCACCTCCTCCGCAGGTGATAACACGCAAGGAACTGTGAACGTTGCTGCTCTTTCCGGCTCCCTCGGCCCAATCCCCGTAACTCTCATCCCTGGCGAAAGCACGCTCGCTTTTTACGCCTCCGACGCGATCGAGGTCAAAGAATCGTCCGGCGCACCCTACCGCTTGCAAGATGAGAATATCGTCAACCTATCCAAGCAATTCGCGGTCTATGGGTACGCGGCACACTTCGCCCCCGACCCGGCCGCAATTCTCCCAGTCAAGTTCGGAGCGTAATCGTGAGCCTCGCCGACAATATCCGCAACAGGCTCGCCACAAACATTGAGCGAGATCATGCGCTAAACCCACAGGAAACGACGGAGTTAGCCATGATCGCAACCGAATCGGAGTTCATGGTGAGGAATCACGTCGGCGAGGCCCCCGTCCCGGAGATCATTCTAGAACTCGCCGGGTATGAAGTTGCCCGCGAACTCTACACGCGGCGGGACGCGCCCGGCGGTGTTCTCTCCACATTCGGCGACGTGGGACCCGTACGGCTCGCCCGCGACCCCATGCGAGCCGCCTATCCAATCCTCGCGCCGTATCTGAAAGGCGGATTCGCATGACCATAGCAGACGATAGGGCCGCTCTCGTTGCTGCTCTCACCACAGTAGGAACGGCGCGCAAAGTGCGCGTCATTGGGCACCCGCCCACTAAGCTCGCCGCCGACCTCATCTATCTGACCATGACCAAAGTCGAACGGGCGGCGACCTACGGCCGCGACCTCCGAATCACATGGCAGATCACGGCGACGATCGCACCGACAACATCAATCGCCGACGCCACGAGCGCACTCGACCGGCTCACCGGAGCGATCATCACCGCAGTCCACGACGCCAAAGCGGCCGACCTCGAATCCGTCACCGAATACGTAGGCCTACTAGAACAAGCCAATGGCGCGACCTACCCGGCCGCGCAACTCGACTTCACTTCCATCACACCCGAAAGGAAATCACAATGACCTCCACCCGCCTCACAGGAGCCGCCCTATCCCTCATGATCGAGGAAAAGGAGTACATGGCCGACATCTCAAGCTGGAAACTCGGCGAAGAAGAAAAGGACCAAGGCACACGCACCTTTGGCGACCAGATCGGCGGCGGTCAATCAAAACTCACCGTAGAAACGATTCAGTCCCTCGCCGCGACATCGCTCCACCAAGTCGTGTGGGACAACCCCGGTAAGACCGGCGTTGCGTTCACCCTCGCACCCGCAGGGAATAAGAAGGCAACCGCCGAGCAGCCCCACTATACGGGCAAACTCAACTTCCCGAAGCTCCGCCCAGAAATCGGCCTCGAAGCAGGCGCAGAAGACGCCACCTCCTCGATCGAGTTTATCGTGACCGAAATTAAGAAGACCTCCGAATCAAATATAGAAGAACTCTAATCGCATGGGAAACGAAAACCGGTTCGGAATCAACGTGAAGGGCTTGCGCGAAACGATCCGCGCCCTTGAGGCGGCCGGTGCGGCTACGACGGACATGAAAGACCTCATGCACGAAATTGGTCTCATTGTTACCCGCTCGGCCGCCTCACACGTCCCCGTCCGCTCTGGACGTCTCGCCCGATCGCTCCGCGCCGGACGCGGAAAAACGAAAGCTGTCGCCCGCTCCGGATCTGCACGCGTCCCATACGCACCCATCATCCACTACGGGTGGCCCGCCCGCCGCATTCCGGCCCGCCCGTTCCTCTCTGACGCCGTACAACGCGAAGAAAATTCCGTCATTGAAACGCTGATTACTGGCCTCGGAGAAATCATCGACAAGCAAAACCTAGAAAACAACCTCTAAGGAAGATCATGACCCCCATCGAAGAAACCACCGAGATCACCGAGGACAACGCAACGAATTTCCTTGCAACATTGACCATGGCCGAATTAGCTATGGTCGAAACATCCACAGGTGTCGACCTCGGCAACATGGAATCGACCTCGACCACGGCCGCCATGCGTGCACTAGCAATCGTGGCCGCCCGCCGCCTTGGCCACCATCTCACACCCTCGATGATCGACGAGATCACCGCCGAAGAAATGGACAAAATTATCAAGGCCGGTGCCGACGCCGTCCCAACCCGCTCAGACCAAACCGAGCAAATTCTTGCCGAGATTCTGGGAAAAGGCCCCGCGCTCGCCTAAAGGACCTCGGCCAATTCGCCGCGACATTCAAATACCCGCCGCGAGCCTATTGGTCAATGACCGTAGGCGAGCGCGCGGAAATCATCGCCGCCCACAACCAGCAACAGCGCGACCTAGCTAGATACGCCAAAAGGAGGTAAACGGACGTGGCTAAGCATACTATTAACGTCTCAGTCCTCGCCGAAACGAAGCAGTTCCGGCGCGAAATGCGCAACCTTGGCGACCTCACCGGTATTAAAAGGCTTTCCTCCGGCATTGCCTCCATGGCCTCGAAGCTCAAGGACGCAGCAAAATGGGCAGGCGTGGCAGTCACCGCAATCGGCGGTCTTGCCACGAAGTCCGCCTCAGACCTTGAACAGTCTATGGGGACCGTAGACGATATCTTCAAAGGCTACGCGGCGGCCGTCCACGCCAACGCCAAATCAGCGGCGAAAGATGTAGGCCTATCGCGCTCGTCATATAACGAACTGACCTCTATTCTCTCGACCCAATTGAAGAATGGAGGAACGGCTCTCGACCAGCTCGGCGGCAAGGCTCACGACCTTATCCAGCTCGGCTCGGACCTCTCAGCCGGGTTCGGTGGCTCGACGGCCGACGCCGTTTCCGCTATCTCATCCGCCCTCAAGGGTGAGCGCGACCCTATCGAAAAATACGGTGTAAGCCTCAAGCAGGCATCCATAGACGCTAAGGCCGCTGCGCTCGGCTTTAAGAAAGTCGGCGGCTCACTGTCCGACGAGGCGCAGCAGGCCGCCACCCTTGCGCTCATCATGGAGCAGACCACGGACATGCACGGCAAATTTGCCCGTGAATCTGACACCCTCGCCCACAAACAAGAAGTACTCAAAGCCCAACTCACTAACCTCGGAGCACAGCTCGGCTCGTACCTTATCCCGATTATGTCTACCGTAGTTGGCTGGATATCTGACAATCTCGGTCCGGCTGTAGAAAAGCTGACGGGATGGATCGAAAGCAGCGTTATCCCAGCTCTTAAAAGGCTCGCCAACCGCTTCAAGAATGACGCGCTGCCTTACATCAAGCAGTTCGCGGGCGTCGTCGCTGATACCGTCGTCCCGAAAGTCAAAGAGCTAGGCCAATGGATTACCTCAACACTAGTACCCGGCCTCAAGGACGCCGCCACATGGATCAAAGACAATAAAGACAAGCTCATCATTCTCGGCGGTGCTCTCGTGGCCGCCGTGGCCGCCTTCCGCGCCTACCAAATCGCCATGACGGCCATGAAAGCCACCCAAGCCGGGTTAACGATCGCGGCATCGGCCTTGAGCACGTACCAAACCGCCTTGAAAGCCGCTAAGGCCACTCAAACAGGCTTCACAGCCGCACAAACAGCGCTGAACGCAGTCATTAAGGTCAACCCGATCGGGATTATTGTAACCGCGCTCGCCGCGCTCGCCATCGGCCTCTATCTTGCCTACCAGCACAACGAAACTTTTAGAAACGCGGTCAATACCGCTTGGGAGGGCATTAAAACCGTCGTCGAAACGGTCACGTTGTGGTTCAGCACATATGTTGCACCGACGCTCTCGGCCGTCTTTAACGCGATCGTTGCGGCGCTTACCGCCCTTAAAGATGCTTTCATGCTCGCATGGAATATCGCATCTACCGTGGTATCTACGGCAGTATCTTTAATCGGTGCCGCGCTCACACCCGTTATTGCGATCGTTAGCGGGATATTCTCGACCGTCTCCGCTCTCGTTTCCGGCGTGTGGTCAGTGGGCTGGACGCTATTCTCTTCCGTCGTATCCGGCGCATGGGCGGCCGTATCGGGCATTATCAGTGGTATCGCCAACTTCGTCGCCGGGATATTCTCGACCGTCTCCGCCCTCATTAACGGAAATTGGTCAGGCGCGTGGTCAATGTTTACTGCGACGCTATCGAACGCTTGGAGCGGCGCTAAGCGCGCCGTATCGGACGGCATCGGGCGTGTTGTCTCGCTAGTCTCCGAGCTACCCGGAAAAGTTGTCTCCGCGATCGGTAATGTAGGCTCTACGCTGTGGAACGCCGGGTCCGAAATCATTGGCGGCTTTATCCGTGGAATCACGTCCGGCTTCACGAAGGTGAAAAACACACTCGGCAAGCTAACCTCGTGGCTGCCAGACTGGAAAGGCCCGAAGCCGCTCGATCGTGTCCTACTCAAGGAAAACGGGCGCCTAGTAATTGAGGGCTTCATTACCGGGCTAGAAAAGCAATTCCCCGCCGTGCGGGCCTCACTAGCTTCACTCACCGGAGCGCTCCCCGGAATGCTCGGAGCAGAAGCCGGGAATCTCCAAATCGGCCTCGCTACCGGCTACACTACCCCCGCCCCAGCACCCGCCCCCGTCATTAACGTCTACACGCTCAACCCGACCGCCGAAACCGGGCGTGTTATCGCTCGTGCCCTCGAAGACCACTACAGGAATACCGGCCGGAGGCTCTCATGATCTTTGACCACGAAATTACCACCGGCTCTAAGACCGGCGACCTCTACCAAACCGACGGCTCGCAGTTCGCGGCCACGCTCGACCCGCTCGACGACCACCGCACACACACGATCACCCTCACTCTTCAAGGTGGCCTCATCACCTCCTCAAGCGTATCTATTGCCGTCCAAAACGAGGTCAAGATGACCTACTCGCGCACCGGCTCCCTTACGTTCACGGTTGATCCCAAGCGCCCCGTCAAGATCGCCGTGTCTGGATATTCAGGCCGTCTCGCAATCTCCCTCACCTCAAGCGGGAATAATGCAGGCCCGCACCGTCTCGCCGTTCTCGCATACATCCCGCGTCCCGAATACGTCTCGGCCATTCTCGATGCTTGCCGCCTCGACCAATTCACACTCCCCGACCCGGCCACCGTGCTCCCATGGTTTAGGCTTGACGAGTCTTACCTAGATCATGGCGTGCTGGAAGAAACACCTAACCTCCTATCGTGGCGAAACATCATTGACCCGGCCACCGAAATCGAGATCACGCGCGGCATCTCCTACAACGGCATGACCGGAAAGGGAGAAACGGGTATTCTCACCATGCGCATATACAACGCGCTAGACCCGCGCGCCTCCGGTCTCATCCGAGGGACGCAAATCATCGTCCAAGACACCACGACCCGTACTCCCCTCTTCACCGGGGCAATCACGGCGACCTCATCTCGCCCGGCCAAAGACGGTTCCTACACCGTGACGATCACGGCCGCCGATCGTGGCTACCAGCTAGCGCAGACCACCAAATATCAAGACACCCGCCCTAGCCCGACGGACTGGATCACGGCCGCTAACTCGCTCCTCAAAGACCACCCGGCGACCATCACCGGGTCAACGCTCAACCGGCCACAAATCGGCTCAGTCGTGCGCGAAGCCTCACTCACCGAATACCTAGACATGGTATGTGCGACAGTGGGCGCGACATGGTGGATTAACCGCTATGGAGCAATTGAAATACATTCCGCCGTGAGCGCTATAGAAGAATGTGAACTAGTGGCAGATACCCCCAGTCACACCGCCCTCCCAGTGCTCAGCCTTTCCGACGCCGACGCCGAGTTTGACACCTCTAACGTCATCTCGCATATCGAGGCGACGAACCACGAAGCCGAAAAGGAACCGGACGGGTGGCAAGATCACACGCGCACCGTGCGCGCAACGTCTACGACGAATCTGGCCACCTACGGAGACAACAGGATCACGATCGACACCGTAGCCGCCCAAGCCGACGCCCTCGAAACCCTCCTCAACGCCTACGTTACTCAATACAGCCCGAATCAAGTCATTAACCGAGCAGTAGTAACCCCGTGGGCAGAAAGGCACCATATCGCCCGCGACGAAGAAATAACTACCATCGTCGGACTGGACATTATGACCGCCGTCGCCACCTCATACCGAGGCGAAAGCGCAACTCAACACATCACCGCAATCACGCACCGGATTAGCCCGGAGACATGGCAAACCTCGCTCAATCTAACCCAATGGAGGCAATAAATGGATACCGTACCCACGTTCAAGGCCGGGGAACTCCTCACGGCTCAAAAACTGAACGAATCACTAGCGGCAGCCGACGACGCCGTACAAGCCGAAGTCAACCACATGAACGCTGATGAAATACTGATTAATGGCAAGTGGTACCGCAGGAGTGGAAAGGTCTCCGCTAGAGACGCAGGACCGGCCAACTATGAAGCAACGCCGGTCGTCTACTGGACGGCCTACATCGATTACCCCTTCGATCCTCCATCGGGCTGGAGTTTCGAGTTCTTCCCCCTCGATTCCAAAGCGCTCGTGTGGACCACATTTAGGACCTATGACGACCTCCAAAAGCGCGTGACGGTCGATATATACCGCCTCAACTCAGGCGACTTTGTCGCCCCGGACTTCGGATACCGCCTCATCAAGACCGCATAGAAAGGAGAGGATCATGTCATACGCCTATATCACTGACCACGATTCACCCAATTTCACGCCGGGCCGTCCGCGCCCGCCCGAAGAAATAACGATTCACCATTGGGGCGCAGAAGGTCAAAAGTTTGATGCTGTTGTACGTTGGCTTTGCCGCCCTAATGGGTCCTCTTCCTCGACCTATGTTGCCGAAGGCGGCCGCGTCGCGTGCATCGTAGACCCAGATGATACCCCGTGGACTAACTCTAATTTCGCATCTAATCAAGCCTCGATCACGATCGAATGCCGCCCCGAAATGAGCGCAGACGACTTTACCACCGTCGTCGAGCTTGTTGCCGACATTAGGCGCGCCTACCCCTCAATTAAGCGCATCCGTGGCCACAAAGATCACGCCAGCACGGCTTGCCCCGGCAAGTGGTATGGCCGCCTTTTCGAAATCTGGGACGGCGCTAGCCGCATCCTTGGCCGTGAACATGCCGCCCACACACCAGCCCCAACACCGGCACCGGCGGGGAAGTCGATCGCTGAACTTGCTGATGAGGTTCTTGCGGGAAAGCACGGCAACGGCGCGGACCGGCGTCGATCACTCGGCGCGCAGTACGACGCCGTACAAGCCGAAGTAAACAAGCGGCTAGCACCGCACCCGGCCGCGAAGTCGATCGCTCAGCTAGCTGATGAAGTCCTTGCGGGAAAGCACGGCAACGGCGCGGACCGGCGGCGCTCCCTCGGCGCGCAGTACGACGCCGTACAAGCCGAAGTCAACCGGAGACTCTCATGACTATTACACTCACTACCGCACTCGGAGCGGCCGTTACCGTTCTCACCGCGATCATTACGCGGGCCGAATGGACCTCGACCCAAAAGCGGATCACTGCCCTTGCTTTCTACATCGGCCTAACCGCCGCCGTTCTGCTGTTCAAGCAGTACCCGGCTACGTGGCAAACAACCGCAATTTGGATAGGAGCCGTCGTCGGCGCCGGGCAAATCGTTTACACCGCCTTTAAGCCGACCGGCCTCCTCGACTGGTTAGAGGAGTTCACCACCTACCGAAAGGAAAGCCAGTGAGCGAACTCGTTAACGCCATGGGCGGGCTAGCCGGTCTCGCGGCGCTGATTACGGCTATCGCCGGATTACGCGGGATTAAAAAAGATACCCAAGCGCTTCAGCGCGGCGGGCATGATTCAGTCCCCGACGCACTTGCCGAAATTAGCGAAAGGGTAAGGAGCCTCTCGCGATCGTCGGAAATCACTCACGAGCTACTTTCCGACCGGCTCGACGGCCACGATCGGGAGATTAAAGAGCTAAAAAAGATCGCCGAAGCGTGGCAGATGCTAAGCTAG